TAACGAGGCACCGAGGCGTCGCATTCTTCAGATGGTTCAACCCTTAAGTTAGCGCTTATGGGGAGAATCCCTCGCCACCTCTGATGTGTCAGGCATCCTCAACGCACCCGCACTTAACCCGCTTCGGCGGGTTTTGTTTTTTCCTAGCATTCTGGTTTACAATTCGCACGCCAGCCTGAACAACTGGCACCTGCTGCGCCAGCAGAGACAACCGATGGCGCACGATACCAAATTACACAATTCTGATGATTCTGCCGTCTTTGCCAGCAGGCACGGGCGGCGTTCCCGCACTTTCAAATCTGACTGGTTCCAGCATCCCCCATGCACTGAAGAACAGGCCGAGTGGCTAATTCAGTGCTACCGCAGACACGGATACGAGATTAAGAAAGCCCTCAGCCTCGATTATCGTCACTGGATAATCTCCGTCAGGCTTCCTTACTCCGAGCGCCCACCGCGTCCGTCCCGCACATTCCAGCAACGCATCTGGAGGTAACGTGCGGGTATTACTTCGACCTGTTCTGGTACCGGAACTCGGGCTGGTGATCGTTAAGCCGGGCCGTGAATCCATGCCGGTATTCCACAATACCCGGGTACTGGTGGAGCCGGAACCGAAAAGCATGCGTAATCTGCCGTCCGGGGTTGTTCCTGCCGTTCGCCAGCCGCTAGTGGAAGACAAAACATTGCTGCCGTTTTTCAGTAACGCACGGGTGATTCGTGCTGCTGGTGGTGCTGGTGCATTGTCTGACTGGCTGTTGCGCCATATTAAATCCTGCCAGTGGCCACACGGCGATTATCATCACAGCGAAACCGTCATTCACCGTTATGGTACCGGCGCAATGGTGTTGTGCTGGCACTGCGACAACCAGCTGCGTGACCAGACATCCGAATCACTCGAGCAACTTGCTCATCAAAACCTGTCAGCATGGATGATTGACGTCATCGGTCACGCAATAAGCGGTACGCAGGAGCGTGAATTATCTTTGGCTGAATTATCCTGGTGGGCGGTCCGCAATCAGGTGGCGGACGCGCTACCGGAAGCGGTATTACGTCGTTCGCTGGGGTTGCGTGCAGAAAAAATCCGCTCAATGTACCGTGAAAGCGACATCGTACCGGGAGAGCAGACCGCCACCAGCATACTGAAACAGCGCACAAAAAATCTTGCGCCGCTGCCTCACGCCCACCAGCAACAGAACCCACCACAGGAAAAGACGGTGGTCAGCATTGCCGTTGATCCTGAGTCTCCGGAATCTTTCATGAAACGACCTAAACGTCGCCGCTGGGTTAACGAGAAATACACACGCTGGGTGAAGACACAGCCGTGTGCGTGTTGTAGTAAGCCAGCCGACGATCCCCATCACCTGATTGGTCATGGTCAGGGCGGAATGGGAACAAAATCCCACGATATTTTCACGCTACCGCTGTGTCGGGAGCATCACAACGAGCTTCATGCGGATCCGCTGGCGTTCGAAGAAAAGCATGGTTCTCAGGTTGATTTAATTTTTCGTTTTCTTGATCACGCCTTTGCAACCGGCGTGCTTGGGTAAAAGGGGTTACTGATGCGTATAGAGTTTGTTTTGCCTTACCCGCCGACGGTGAACACCTACTGGCGACGTCGTGGCAGCACATATTTTGTATCAAAAGCCGGTGAGCGTTATCGCCGTGATGTGGCGCTTATTGTTCGCCAGCAGCGACTGAAATTAAATCTGTCCGGAAGGCTGGCGATCAGGATTATTGTGGAGCCACCGGATAAGCGTCGTCGCGACCTGGACAATATCCTGAAAGCACCGCTGGATGCGCTGACGCATGCGGGAGTGTTAATGGACGATGAGCAGTTTGATGAAATCAATATCGTTCGTGGTCAGCCAGTATCTGGTGGACGTCTGGGGGTGAAGATTTACCCCATAATGCATGAAGAGCAGGTCAAAAAATGAAACTGGAAGATTTACCGAAATACTACTCCCCAAAATCCCCTTGCCTGACCGATGCATCGGCCTCAACGTCAAAAGATGCGCTGAGTATCACTGATGTGATGGCCGCGCAGGGCATGACACAGAATCGGGCTGAGATGGGATTTTCTGCGTTCCTGGGGAAAATGGGCATCAGTATGAATGACAGGGCGCGGGCAACAGAATTACTGGCAGATTATGCACTCAGTCGGTGCGATCGTGTGGCGGCGTTGAGAAAACTTCCGGCAGAAATAAAACCGGTAGTGATGCGCATTATGGCTTCGTACGCTTTTGAGGATTATGCCCGCAGCGCAGCGAGTAAAAAGCAGTGCCCTTGTTGCTATGGGGAAAAATTTATTGAAAGCGTAGTTTTTACAAACAAGGTCCAGTATCCGGATGGTAAGCCGCCGGTATGGGCAAAGTGTACGAAAGGTGTGTATCCGTCTTACTGGGAAGAATGGAAAAAAGTCAGGGAGGTGGTAAAAGTTGCCTGTCCGGAGTGTGGCGGAAAGGGTGAGGTTTCCACCGCCTGTAAGGATTGCCGTGGGCGTGGTGTCGCCATTCACCGTGAAGAGTCGGTAAAACGTGGTATGCCTGTTATCAGAGACTGCCAGCGTTGTGGTGGTCGTGGCTATGAAAGACTACCATCAACGGAGGTATTTAATGCTATATGCGAGGTGACAAACCAGATAACACGCGCGTCATGGGAAAAAACAGTTAAGAAATTCTATGATGCGCTGGTGACCCGGTTTGATATTGAAGAAGCATGGGCTGAGCGGCAGTTAAAAAAGGTAACTAGGTAACAAGGTTGATTTTTCCGGAATCTGTGGTAAATTCGTCATAACGATGGGCGTTTTATGCCTGGCGTTAGAAGAGTTTCTACAACCCGCCGCTGAGCGGGTTTTTTATTGCGAAATTAATTACGGACCGTTATTATTCTGCTCCCGGCCCTTTAGCTCAGTGGTGAGAGCGAGCGACTCATAATCGCCAGGTCGCTGGTTCAAATCCAGCAAGGGCCACCATCACAAACCGCCATTAGCTTATCAGGAAGAGCAGACGACACGATAACAGGGTTGTTGGTGCGGGGGGCGGGTCCCCGATGGCGGTCCATTATCGGTATTCAGCGTTGTTAGCTCAGCCGGACAGAGCAATTGCCTTCTAAGCAATCGGTCACTGGTTCGAATCCAGTACAGCGCGCCATATTCATTCTTCCAGATTCCTTCCGGCAGAGCCTTATACTGAAATATACCTGGCTCAGGATATTGTTGAAAATATTATATGTTTGTCAAAAATAAAAGTTCTGTTAAGTATTGATTGAATATTTGTTATACGGTCTAATGGTTTTTTCAGCATTAAATATTTATCATTCATATGGTGTGGGTAGAGTGAATATTGATGAGGCGTCGGGGTGTTTCATCCTTAGGCAGCGTATTGATATAGTCAATGCAGCACGAGCAAAGGCCTTCAGCCGTTTGACAGTTTTGTTCTGTACTCCTGATCGTCTTTCGGGAAGAGACGTTATTATTCTGAATAGTGATGCTATACAGAGGGTTTGCGATGAGTTCATGGTTGCTAATTCAGAATTATTTGCTCTTGTTCAGGAGTACAACAGAATAGCCAGGACCTGTGGTATGGATGAACTTCGGATTACTCATCTGGGGTAGATACATATCTGGATTATCACCTGTTACGGTAAAAAGTGATTGCTTACTGTTTTTGTGAATGGCATTGCAGCAGCCGGATAATGTCAGTGCTGGCTGACGGTGTGCTGGTGGCGGGTGTGGTGGTTGTTGCTTTCCCGTTGCTGAAAAAGAAAACGCCAGACTGTTAGCCGGGTATCAGTTAGCGGGAGAAATTTTTAAATACTTCACAATTCAGGCGGTTGACTGTTGTCTGGTTTGCGGGGAGTTTGTTAAAAGAAACTGGCATGGTGAATCCCCCTGTGCGGTGGGGCAATCAGCGAGTAGGTATATGGGATAATCGCGGATTCAGGTGCTGGTACTGAATTCACCGGGAGGCACCCGACACCATGCAATGGCACATAGCGCCACTCTCCAGCCCCTCTCCGGAGGGGCTGTTTATATTGATTTTGTCAGATGTGAGTAAACTCCTTATGGACTTTGTTGTTTTAGTCCATAAGGACATATTTGCAGAGTGCAACGGTTATTAAAGCATTCATTCAATACGTTATCTGTATTTGTAGGGCATTCCTGGCTGTTTTTGATTAAATTCCAGAATGTTTTATTGAATGGTACTACGTTGTAAATGGTTACAGGTAGCACTTTGTTATTGAGCATGATGCCTGTGTGAGTCAGTGTAAATATACTTTCAGGAGGTAAGAAAGCATCCGATTGATACCAGATTATTAATTTTATTTTACTCCATATGACTGAAAAAGATATTCCGCATGATGGCTGGATAACTGTATCAATCACAATCCACTTCATTTACTTTCCTTGTTTATGCCTTGCTGGTGATGTTCTGAAAAGTATAAATGATATTTTTGAATTAAACCATAGAGCAGAATTATTTTTCTGATGTTGTTTATTGTTTATTTAAATACAGGGTGGTTTATATCTCGTCTTGTAGTTTATCCATGCATATCTGCTTGATAATCAGGTTTTTATTTAAGGTATGGTTTTGTGTTTTTTCTGTATTACATGTCAGGTATTTTAAAGAATTATTTTTCAGATGGTGGAAAGAACCATGGCATTTAAACACTATGATGTTGTCAGGGCGGCGCCGCCGTCAGATCTTGCGGAAAAGCTGACACATAAACTGAAAGAGGGCTGGCAGCCGTTTGGTAGTCCGGTGGCCATAACCCCTTATACCCTGATGCAGGCGATTGCAGCAGAAGGTGATGTGGTGGTCAGCGGTGCAACTGAGCCGGAGTGATACTACGTCATCGTACTGGCCCGGCATTCCAGGCCATAAAAGACAGTCTGGCAGTGGGACTAAATACACTGACGCTGACGGATATTACCAAAAATGCAACGTATGGCGTTGAGATAGAAAGTCTGGTGCTGGAGATAAATGCACCGGCATCATCATAAAAAGTGAGCCAGTCAAATGGAAGGTATCGTTAAACTCACCGGTAGTGTCAGTGGGTCGTCTGAGACGCTTGCATGAGTTATCAGAGCCATCAGTAGTTAACTGGTGGCTTTTTTATTGTTGTCAGCTTCCGGATAACGGGAGACGGGGTATGGACCAGATGGAAAAAATCACAACAGGTGTGTCATACACCACGTCAGCGGTGGGAACGGGCTACTGGTTCCTGCAGTTGCTGGACAGGGTTTCCCCGTCTCAGTGGGCGGCAATAGGCGTGCTGGGGAGTCTGCTGTTTGGGCTGCTGACATATCTGACTAACCTGTATTTCAAAATCAGAGAGGACCGTCGTAAGGCTGCACGGGGAGAGTAATTCAATGACTCAAAACTATGAACTGATTGTGAAAGGGATCCGCAATTTTGAGAATAAAGTTACGGTAACTTTAGCGTTACGGGACAAAAAACGCTTTGACGGTGAAATTTTTGACCTGGACATCTCGCTGGACCGTGTTGAAGGTGCCGCGCTGGAGTTTTATGAGGCAGCAGCCAGAATGAGCATCAGACAGGTCTTCCTGGATGTTGCTGCCGGGTTATGTGAAGGGGATGAGCAGTCGCCGGAAAAGCGCCCCGTAATTTTAGAGGCGCAGAATGTATGGATAACCTACAAAGGAAAGCTACCGGGAAGAATTACTGGTTCTCTGAAGACTCCTCCGGAATCACAACCTTAAGTCACTGACCGGAACAGATAAACCTGTCCGTGGGCAGAAACCGATAAATCCTGATAAATATCCATGAACGCAAAAATCAGATACGGCCTGTCGGCTGCCGTTCTGGCACTGATTGCCGTCGGTGCGCCCGCGCCTGATATTCTCGACCAGTTTCTGGATGAAAAAGAAGGTAACCACACAACGGCATACCGCGATGGGTCCGGCATCTGGACCATCTGTCGGGGTGCCACGATGGTGGATGGAAAACCCGTTTTTCCCGGTATGAAACTGTCGAAGGAAAAATGCGACCAGGTCAACGCCATTGAGCGTGATAAGGCGCTGGCATGGGTGGAGCGCAATATTAAAGTACCACTGACCGAACCACAAAAAGCGGGTATAGCGTCATTCTGTCCCTATAACATTGGCCCCGGTAAGTGTTTCCCGTCGACGTTTTATAAGCGGCTGAATGCCGGTGATCGTAAGGGCGCATGCGAGGCGATTCGCTGGTGGATAAAAGATGGTGGGCGCGATTGCCGCATACGTTCAAATAACTGCTATGGACAGGTTATTCGTCGTGACCAGGAAAGCGCATTAGCCTGTTGGGGGATAGAGCAGTGAGCAGAGTCGCCGCGATTATTTATGCTTTGGTTATCTGCATCATCGTCTGCCTGTCGTGGGCGGTCAATCATTACCGTGATAACGCCATCGCCTACAAAGAACAGCGTGATAAAAAAGTCAGTGAGCTGAAGCAGTCGATCGCCACCATCGCTGACATGCAGCAGCGTCAGCGTGATGTTGCTGCACTCGATGCAAAGTACTCGAGAGAATTAGCCAATGCGAAAGCTGAAAATGAAACTCTGCGCGCTGATGTTGCCGCTGGTCGTCGTCGGTTGCACATCAAAGCAGTCTGTCAGTCAGTGCGTGAAGCCACCACCGCCTCCGGCGTGGATAATGCAACCAGCCCCCGACTGGCAGACACCGCTGAACGGGATTATTTCACCCTCAGAGAGAGGCTGATCACTATGCAAAAACAACTGGAAGGAACCCAGAAGTATATTAATGAGCAGTGCAGATAGAGCTGCCCATATCGATGGGCAACTCATGCAATTATTGTGAGCAATACACACGCGCTTCCAGTGGAGTATAAATGCCTAAAGTAATAAAACCGAGAAATCCATTTACGAATGTTTGCTGGGTTTCTGTTTTAACAACATTTTCTGCGCCGCCACAAATTTTGGCTGCATCAACAGTTTTCTCCTGTCCAATTCCCGAAACGAAGAAATGATGGGTGATGGTTTCCTTTGGTGCTACTGCTGCCGGTTTGTTTTGAACAGTAAACGTCTGTTGAGCACATCCTGTAATAAGCAGGGCCAGCGCAGTAGCGAGTAGCATTTTTTTCATGGTGTTATTCCCGATGCTTTTTGAAGTTCGCAGAATCGTATGTGTAGAAAATTAAACAAACCCTAAACAATGAGTTGAAATTTCATATTGTTAATATTTATTAATGTATGTCAGGTGCGATGAATCGTCATTGTATTCCCGGATTAACTATGTCCACAGCCCTGACGGGGAACTTCTCTGCGGGAGTGTCCGGGAATAATTAAAAACGATGCACACAGGGTTTTTACCGCGTTTATGGTTCGCGGGTTTGTCTCTCATGCTCCCCGTTCTGCTGCTTGGTTCTTCACGTTACGTGGTTGTCTCCTTTACCCGGAAGATCTGGAGCGCGTCACGCAGATTATTAATGGTGGGAAAAACGGCATTAAAGACCGCCGTGAACGTTACGTCAAAGCTAAAGCCGCATTGGTGTGAGGTCTATGTGGGAATTGAAATGATTGTCGGCCTGATTGCTGCCTTGCTGGCAGTAATAGCCGGTGCTTTTGGTCTGGGTAAATCTCGCGGTGCAAGTATCGCTGAGACAAAAGCGAACCAGCAACGCACTAAAGAACGTGCAACTGCTACTGAAGTCGTTGCAATACGCCGGGTAGAAACAACAAAAGGAGCCTGGGATGTACAGCAGATTGTTAATCATCTTCCTGATGGCGATGTTGACCGTGAGTTGCGCGAAAGATTTACCCGAAAAAACTGCAGTAACAGACACGGCTTGTGACTGGGTGAACATCATCTACCTCACTGAGCACGATATTACCGTGCAGGATAAGCAGACGAAGCGGGACATATTGGCGCATAACAAATCAGTGCAGGCTAACTGTAGAATGTATTGAAACTAATACTTTTGTAAGCGAATGTGTGTAAGTGCGACATGGTTGTGTGTTTTATCTAAGAATTGTTTTGCCGTAAAAGAGCATTTTGTGGTTGTAAAAAATGTGGGGAACTCGCTATAGTTCAGCCATAGAAAGCAGCTTTTCATTTTTTTTAAGCCTCATTTGAGGCTTTTTGCACATTTAGAAATTGAGTAAATGGCACATATAGTGTTTTCAGTGTTAAAAAAACACTATATGTAGCACTACAATAGGAGATTCCACTATGAGCCCGGCTGAGTTCTACGATTTCTATGGCATTAAACCTGCAGAGATGATGACTGGAGAAACTGTTAACAACTTTGCTTCCAGGGTACTTGCTCAACAAACGAGTACGAGTGGTAGTACCGGCGTTTGGTACTCTCAAGGTACTGCAGCGCAGGCTAAGCAAAATCAAAGTACACATCATCAACTTTACACCTACTAAACACCATGCCTAATTGGAGTGACGTACTGGGCGAGATGACGGCTCTCGCCCAGAAGAGTCCGATGGATGAGGTTCGCCGTAAATATTTATTACAACTGTCTAATCACACTGGAAGAAATGTAATTACATATTATTCCGGATGGTTGCAACATGGTGGTGCAGAAGTCCGACATCTCACCCTGATGACAGATGATGATAAAAATGGATTAATGACTGTTATTAATGGTTTAGATGTTACAAAGGGGGTGGATTTAATATTACATACCCCTGGAGGTGATATCGCTGCCTTAGAGTCTATTGGTCATTATCTGCGTTCTAAGTTTGGGACTGATATCAGAGCTATCGTTCCTATGATTTCAATGTCATGTGGTACCATGCTTGCGTGCTGTGCTAATGAAATCATAATGGGTAAACAGTCCAATATTGGCCCGATTGACCCTCAGTTTAATGGATTTTCTACACATGCTATTATTGAGGAATGGAATAGAGCTCAGGCGGAAATTTTTAACAATCCAGCAGCTGTGCAAATGTGGCAGTTTATACTTCAGAAACTCAACCCCACTATTATCGGAGAGTGTGAAAAAGCTATCCAATGGGCGAATGAGATTGTCAAGCACTGGCTTATGACGGGTATGTTTGCAAATGATCCGGAGTCAGAAACAAAAGCAACTCATGTATGCTCAGAGCTGAACAATCATCATACAACTTACACTCATTCGAGACATATCCATTTCGATAAAGCTCAGAAAATTGGATTGAATGTTACAGAACTGGAAAGTGATCAAGTCCTCCAGGATTTGGTTTTGACCATACATCACAGTTACATGCACTCGTTTGGTGGAGCCCCGATCGCAAAGATCATAGAAAACCATAATGGGAATGCTATGATTTGGAATATGCAATCGTAAGAACCTATTTACACACCATATTAGCCTCGCAGTAGCGGGGCTTTTTTATGCGCATCGCACGCGCACATCAAAGAGAGTCTTTCAGTAATGATTCTGGATATCATAGCTATAAATACAATTGATAGTTATTTTCATTTTGGCGGGTCCTTTCCGGCGATCCGACAGGCTACGGGGCGGCGACCTCGCGGGTTTTCGCTATTTATGAAAATTTTCCGGTTTAAGGCGTTTCCGTTCTTCTTCGTCGTAACTTAATGTTTTTATTTAAAATACCCCCTGAAAAGAAAGGAAACGACAGGTGCTGAAAACGAACTTTTGGGCCTCTGTCGTTTCCTTTCTCTGTTTTTGGCCGTGGAATGAACAATGGAAGTCAACAAAAAGCAGCTGGCTGACATTTTCGGTGCGAGTATCCGTACCATTCAGAACTGGCAGGAACAGGGAATGCCCGTTCTGCGAGGCGGTGGCAAGGGTAATGAGGTGCTTTATGACTCTGCCGCCGTTATAAAATGGTATGCCGAAAGGGATGCTGAAATTGAGAACGAAAAGCTGCGCCGGGAGGTTGAAGAACTGCGCCAGGCCAGCGAGGCAGATCTCCAGCCAGGGACTATTGAGTACGAACGCCATCGACTTACGCGTGCGCAGGCCGACGCACAGGAACTGAAGAATGCCAGAGACTCAGCTGAAGTGGTGGAAACCGCATTCTGTACTTTCGTGCTGTCGCGGATCGCAGGTGAAATTGCCAGTATTCTCGACGGGATCCCCCTGTCGGTGCAGCGGCGTTTTCCGGAACTGGAAAACCGACATGTTGATTTCCTGAAACGGGATATCATCAAAGCCATGAACAAAGCAGCCGCGCTGGATGAACTGATACCGGGGTTGCTGAGTGAATATATCGAACAGTCAGGTTAACAGGCTGCGGCATTTTGTCCGCGCCGGGCTTCGCTCACTGTTCAGGCCGGAGCCACAGACCGCCGTTGAATGGGCGGATGCTAATTACTATCTCCCGAAAGAATCCGCATACCAGGAAGGGCGCTGGGAAACACTGCCCTTTCAGCGGGCCATCATGAATGCGATGGGCAGCGACTACATCCGTGAGGTGAATGTGGTGAAGTCTGCCCGTGTCGGTTATTCCAAAATGCTGCTGGGTGTTTATGCCTACTTTATAGAGCATAAGCAGCGCAACACCCTTATCTGGTTGCCGACGGATGGTGATGCCGAGAACTTTATGAAAACCCACGTTGAGCCGACCATCCGCGATATTCCGTCGCTGCTGGCGCTGGCTCCGTGGTATGGCAAAAAGCACCGGGATAACACGCTCACTATGAAGCGTTTTTCCAATGGTCGTGGCTTCTGGTGCCTGGGCGGTAAAGCGGCAAAAAACTACCGTGAAAAGTCGGTGGATGTGGCGGGTTATGATGAACTTGCTGCCTTTGATGAGGATATTGAACAGGAAGGCTCTCCGACGTTCCTTGGCGACAAACGTATTGAAGGCTCGGTCTGGCCAAAGTCCATCCGTGGCTCCACGCCCAAAGTGAGAGGCACCTGCCAGATTGAGCGTGCAGCCAGTGAATCCCTGCATTTTATGCGTTTTCATGTTGCCTGCCCGCACTGCGGGGAGGAGCAGTATCTTAAATTTGGCGACAAAGAGACGCCGTTTGGCCTCAAATGGACGCCGGATGACCCCTCCAGCGTGTTTTATCTCTGCGAGCATAATGCCTGCGTCATCCGCCAGCAGGAGCTGGACTTCACTGATGCCCGTTATATCTGCGAAAAGACCGGGATCTGGACCCGTGATGGCATTCTCTGGTTTTCGTCATCCGGTGAAGAGATTGAGCCGCCGGACAGCGTGACCTTTCACATCTGGACGGCGTACAGCCCGTTCACCACCTGGGTGCAGATTGTCAAAGACTGGATGAAAACGAAAGGGGATACGGGAAAACGTAAAACCTTCGTAAACACCACGCTCGGTGAGACATGGGAAGCGAAAATCGGCGAACGTCCGGATGCTGAGGTGATGGCGGAGCGGAAAGAGCATTATTCAGCGCCCGTTACAACACGCTGATGGCGGCGGCGAAAAAGGATTATGAAGCGACGCTGAAAAAGCCGAAACAGTCCGGCGTGAAGGTGTCTGCGGGCGATCGTCAGGAAGACAGTGCTCATGCTGCCCTGCTGACGCTTCAGGCAGAACTCCGGACGCTGGAGAAGCATGCCGGAGCAAATGAGAAAATCAGCCAGCAGCGCCGGGATTTGTGGAAGGCGGAGAGTCAGTTCGCGGTACTGGAGGAGGCGGCGCAACGTCGCCAGCTGTCTGCACAGGAGAAATCCCTGCTGGCGCATAAAGATGAGACGCTGGAGTACAAACGCCAGCTGGCTGCACTTGGCGACAAGGTTACGTATCAGGAGCGCCTGAACGCGCTGGCGCAGCAGGCGGATAAATTCGCACAGCAGCAACGGGCAAAACGGGCCGCCATTGATGCGAAAAGCCGGGGGCTGACTGACCGGCAGGCAGAACGGGAAGCCACGGAACAGCGCCTGAAGGAACAGTATGGCGATAATCCGCTGGCGCTGAATAACGTCATGTCAGAGCAGAAAAAGACCTGGGCGGCTGAAGACCAGCTTCGCGGGAGCTGGATGGCAGGCCTGAAGTCCGGCTGGAGTGAGTGGGAAGAGAGCGCCACGGACAGTATGTCGCAGGTAAAAAGTGCAGCCACGCAGACCTTTGATGGTATTGCACAGAATATGGCGGCGATGCTGACCGGCAGTGAGCAGAACTGGCGCAGCTTCACCCGTTCCGTGCTGTCCATGATGACAGAAATTCTGCTTAAGCAGGCAATGGTGGGGATTGTCGGGAGTATCGGCAGCGCCATTGGCGGGGCTGTTGGTGGCGGCGCATCCGCGTCAGGCGGTACAGCCATTCAGGCCGCTGCGGCGAAATTCCATTTTGCAACCGGAGGATTTACGGGAACCGGCGGCAAATATGAGCCAGCGGGGATTGTTCACCGTGGTGAATTTGTCTTCACGAAGGAGGCAACCAGCCGGATTGGCGTGGGGAATCTTTACCGGCTGATGCGCGGCTATGCCACCGGCGGTTATGTCGGTACACCGGGCAGCATGGCAGACAGCCGGTCGCAGGCGTCCGGGACGTTTGAGCAGAATAACCATGTGGTGATTAACAACGACGGCACGAACGGGCAGATAGGTCCGGCTGCTCTGAAGGCGGTGTATGACATGGCCCGCAAGGGTGCCCGTGATGAAATTCAGACACAGATGCGTGATGGTGGCCTGTTCTCCGGAGGTGGACGATGAAGACCTTCCGCTGGAAAGTGAAACCCGGTATGGATGTGGCTTCGGTCCCTTCTGTAAGAAAGGTGCGCTTTGGTGATGGCTATTCTCAGCGAGCGCCTGCCGGGCTGAATGCCAACCTGAAAACGTACAGCGTGACGCTTTCTGTCCCCCGTGAGGAGGCCACGGTACTGGAGTCGTTTCTGGAAGAGCACGGGGGCTGGAAATCCTTTCTGTGGACGCCGCCTTATGAGTGGCGGCAGATAAAGGTGACCTGCGCAAAATGGTCGTCGCGGGTCAGTATGTTGCGTGTTGAGTTCAGCGCAGAGTTTGAACAGGTGGTGAACTGATGCAGGATATAGCGGTCCGGCGGTCGCGGATGAATATGACCAGCCGACGTCCGATATCACGAAGGATAAATGTCAGCAATGAAATAACACAGACCGTCAATAAGAAACTGGAAGACCAGAGTGCGGCAATCC